ACTCTTTAACCATGGCGGTAACAACTTCCGCAGCAGGGAACATAAGTGGCGCTCAACGATTTGGCTCAGATTTAGCGCTGGCCTTAGATATGGTTAAACTTTACAGAAGGATTAGGTAATGGCAGGCCGTACTGGGGTAAGAGCAACGCTATACACATTTCTTTTAACGCCACAAATAGTAACCCTGAATCAAATTTTTACATCTTTCCCTAAGCGTATTAACTATCAAGTTGGTTCAACAGCAGGGCAACTTTCAAGAGCGGCTGCCGTAATTTATATTGCAGCAGAGAATGAAACCCGTCTTGCAATAGGCGGGGCTACATCTGGTTGGAAGCGTGTTGATTACACCATAATTCTTCAGGTTTACCAACATTCCCTGCAACGAAATTCTGAAGATGCAATGACTGATTTTGATACCCTTATAGACAATATTAAAACAAGGCTTAGATCAGATCATAGATTTGGCGATACAACTGGAACTTTAGTTTGGCAAGGAGCGGAGCCTCGCATAACTACCCGTTATGGAGAACCTTCCACCAGTAATGAAGGCGCTACGGAAACCTTCGCTGAGATAGAATTTGATGCAACAGAAATGATTCAAGCATAAGGAGCATGATGAGATATACATATAATGGATCAGATGAACGCGTGTTTCCTACGCTTGGAATCACGGTAAAAAAAGGTGATGTGTTTGACGCACCAGAAGGTTTTTCTCACCCTGATTGTTCTTCAGGTGAAGCAAAACCATTTACTAAATTAAGTTCAACACCAACCCCGTCTGCCGCGTCAGACAAGACACTAGGAGAGTGAAGTAATGTCAGTACAACAATCCGTACGAAGTTACCTCGGTATTGCTAAAGAAGCAACTAAAGGTACAGCAGTAGCACCAACAGATTTTATTCCTGTTGCTAAAGACAGTATGAAACCAGCAGATATTATTGATCCGCTTTTTGATACTGGTTTGCGTGGCTCAAATGTAGTTAATTACAACTATATTCCAGGCACTAAACGCTCAACATTTGATTTTGGTGGAGCCGTATTTGCCGACACTGTTGGCTATGCACTTGCAGGAATCATGGGTTCAGTAGCAACAACAGGTGCAAGCGCACCATACACACACACTATTTCATTAAAGAATAGTGCAGTTGCAGCAGCAGATGACCAACCAATTTCTTACACGCTAACTGATTTTTATGCAGCAGCAGTACGCGCTTATCCTGGTTGCCAGTTTTCTGATTTTTCATTAAAATTTAATGCAGATGGTATGTTGGAATACGAAACCAAAACAACTGGTTTCATATCAGCATCAGCATCAACACCAACACCATCATTTTCAGCAATCCTTCCAACACCAGTTTGGCAAGGCACTGTTTCAATCGGTGGATCACCAATTTCAACAGCAATGACAGGCAACATTGATTTAACTAGAAATGTCACACCTGTTTATGGCATTGCACAAACTCAAAATCCATTCCAGGTATTTCTTGGACCATTAGAAACAAGCGGTAAATTCACTTTCATTATGGAAGATAACACCGAATTAACCCGCTATTTAACTAATACTCAACCTGCGATTGTTCTTAACTGGGCCTATGGCGCAGCAGCAGCAGCAGTTCAGATCCAGGCAACAATTACTAAGGGTGCTTACACAGCCGCAGTGATTGAGCGCGGAGATGATTTTGTAAAAGTTACATGCGATATTAATGCAATGGGTAATACTACTGATGCTGGTTCAACTGGCGGATTTAGTAATATTAAGTGGGTACTTCAGAATGCTAAGGCCTCTGGTACATACGCTTAATTAGTTCCAGAACAGATGGGTCAGTAATTGCGAACGCCTTCCCGCGATTCTGCCCATCTGTTCCTTTTAGGTTATGATGTATGGAAGGTAACTAATTAGGAGGCATGTATGTCAAAAAAAATAACACTACCATCAGGCGCAACCGTAACTTTAAAAGATGCAACTTTATTGCGCGTAAAAGATCGCAAGCGTGTTTTAAAAAGCGCTGATGCTGAAGGCGGAGATCTATCTAAAGCCCTTGCATTAGGTGATGCTTTAATTGCAATGCTTGTTGAAGAATGGTCTTTTGAAATGTTAATTCCAGCATTAAAAATGGAAAACATTGATGAATTAGAAATGAAAGATTACGATTTTTTAGTTGAGCAAACAAAAGATGCGCAACAATATTTGTTCCCAGCATTATCAGAAACAGAAAAAAGTGATTCAGACCCAAAAGTCCTTACCGAAAACTCCAAAGGCTAAAATGGCTTTTGGAAGGAGGAAGGCGGCATGAAGAATTTGATTACCCTGACCAACAGTGGTACTACTTTCAAATGGCTGACCGATTTGGCTGGACACCAGAACAGGTAGATAATTTGCCAGTAGAAACAGCAGATTGGTTAATAGCCATTGCTACAACTGTTGAAAGCGTGAAGGCTGACAGGATCAAGGATTTATGAACGGTGGAGCAATTGTTATCACTAATCTTGATGATGTCTTGCGGGCTATTGGTAATGTGGGATCTGATGTTGAGCAAGGCGCAAAAATCGGTATTGGTAGGGCGGGTTTAGCAGTTGAAAGACAGGCTAAATTAAATGCTAATACTGGTACACGCAGGCGCGAAGGTAGCAAGATAGTTCCACCAAAACACATTGGCCCAAGCGGTCAGGGTCCAAATGTAATTACGGGTAATTTAAGAAGATCTATAAACACATCAGTGCGTTATGGATTTGGTACCTACATAGCAATTGTTGGTGCATCAATGGTTTATGCAAGGGCAGTTGAAAAAGGAAGTCCAACTTGGAAATCTGGCGTAAAATATCCTTACTTAGAACCAGCCGCTTTAAGTTTGATCCGATCTGGACAAATTCAAAGAATTTTTGTTGGCTCAATTAAAGAAAAAATGAGGGGTTAAAATGGCTGATGTAATCCCACCAATTTTAATAAAACTTTCTGCTGATGTAAATGATCTAAAAGCAGGATTAGCCCAAGCACAAAATAGCCTCAAAGGGTTAGATGACAATATTAAAAAATCTACTGGAGGCATGACTAATTTTGTTAGCAAACTTAAAACTGTTGGAGCAACCCTAGGAGCCACATTTGCCGCTACCCAATTAACATCTTTTGCTAAAGATACGGTTATGGCAGCCTCTAGCATGGCTGAATCTATATCTAAAGTTAATGTTGTGTTTGGTGAAGGCGCAGCAGAAGTTCTAAAATTTGGTCAAGGTGCAGCAGATAATTTAGGTATTAGTAATCAAGCAGCCATTGAAGCAGCAGGAACTTACGGAAACTTATTTCAAGCATTTGGTTTAGGACAAGGCCAAGCACAAACAATGTCCACCTCTTTAGTACAACTTGCAGCAGATATGGCCTCATTCAATAACACAAGTATTGATGATGCAATTCTGGCTTTAAGATCTGGTTTATCTGGCGAAACAGAGCCGTTAAAGAAATTTGGTGTTGCTTTATCAGAAGCGCGTTTAAAAACTGAAGCCCTATCTTTAGGTTTAATTAAAAATACAAGCGGAGCATTAACACCTGCCGCTAAAGCACAAGCGTCTTATTCATTGATTATGAAAGACACAATTCTTGCCCAAGGCGATTACGCAAGAACAGCAGACGGCACGGCTAACACAATGAAAACATTGCAAGCCAGATTTGCAGATGCCAAGGTTGCTTTAGGTGATGCTTTAATGCCTGCATTTAGAGGGTTGCTTAAAATTTTAAGTTTATTAATTCCAGTATTAAAAGCCGTAGGCAATTTCTTTAAGAATAATCAAGATGAAGTAAAGGCTTTTGCAATTACAATAACCACGCTCACTGCTGCTTGGGGCGTTTATACATTAGTAGTAAAACGCGCTGCTATTCAACAGGCTATTTTTAATGCAGTCATGGCAATCAACCCATTTGTAGCGGTAGCAGTAGCCATAGGTTTAGTGGTTGCAGGATTTGTAAAACTTTACAAAAGTAATGAAACATTTAGAAATGCAGTTGTTTCTGTTGCGAAGGTAGCAATTAGAGCATTTGCCGCAATCATTCCTATGATCGGTATGGTATTTGAAGCCATAATGAAAATTAGCACTGGGCCATTACGCTTGTTGTTATTGGCTATGTCTAAATTGCCAGGCGTAGGAAAGTATGCAAAAGAAGGTTTAGATTTTATTAATAAAGGATTAAATGGCATATCTGATTTTGCAGATAAGGCTGCTAAAAAAGCAACTCAATTAGCAGATAGCCTAGGTAAAGTAAATAAAGAAGGCGCTAAAACTAAAGACGCAATAATTAAGCGCCCGACTGCTGGCGGTATTGATCCAAATGATGTTAAAGAAAAGGCTGCTGCTGAGAAAAAACGCCTATCTGAAGTTAAATCTTTACAGAAAAAGTTTGAATCAGAGCAAAAACAACTGGCTGGGTTAGAAGAAAAGAAGGCCAAACTTATTGCTGATTATCAAAAAGATGTGTTAAAGCGTAATGCCAAATATGATGAAGATGTATTTAAGGCTAAAGAAGAAAGCGCTAAAAGGATTCTTGGCATAGAGAAAGATTACAATAAACAAATATTAGATGCACAAAAAGATGCTGCACAAAAACGCAAAGAGATTATCCAACAATCTATTGACCGTCTAAGAGATGTATTTAAATCTGCCTCTGCCGTTGATGTTGGCAAGATGTTTGCAGATCTATTAAAAGGTGAGGATCCAACTAAGGCCACTACCACCACACTTGTTGATAAATTTAAACAACAGTTAGCAGATATTAAATTATTAGCAGCCAACGCTGCTGCTCTATCTAATAAAGGATTCAATCAAGTATTTATTGAGCAGGTAGTAGGTCAAGGTACTGAGGTAGGTAACAAACTTGCCGAAGAAATATTAAACTCAACGCCACAAACAATTGGTGAACTGCAAACTTTATTTACAGAGATTCAAAAAACATCTGAAACTGGCATAGATGTTCTTGGCACAACTATGTATGAAAAACTAGGTTTAGCAACAGAAGAATTAAAGGCTAACTATGCAAAAGTAGGAACAGAACTTAATGAAGCCTTGGCTCAATATGCTCTTGATTTTGCAGAGGCTATGGCAGAGGCTAAATCTGATCTTGCAGAAACTCTTAAAGAATTGCAAAAAGATTTACAAGCCGACCTTGCTGAAATGCAAGATGCTTTCCATGTTGCACTTGCGGAAATTAATAAAGATATTGCAGAAACTATTGCGCAAATTAATTCTTTAATGGCTGCCTTGGCTACTTTAAGTGCAATGACTGGCCTTGGTGGTAAAGGTAGCGGTAAGGGTGGCAGTGGAGGTGGACCAGGTGGAGGTGGTTCACAACCTTACAACCCGCTATCTGGCCTTAAACCAACATCAGAAGATAAAAAATATAGTCAATTTAACATTACAAATAATGTTTCAAGCAATGTAAGCGCACAAGAAATTGCAGACGCTACTCAAAGAGCAATTAAATTTGGACAAACTGTAACTGTTGGGCGTGATAGATAATGCCAATAACAACCCCTTATCAATTTTCTTTTGATGGTCAAACATTTGGCGCATCAACGGCATTTCCAATTCAATCTGTTGATGGTTTAGAAAGCCTGCCAATGATCCGCGCACAAGATGATAACCGTGGTTATGCAGATGGCATGTTTTCAGGTAGAGATTTTCTAGGCGGTAGAACCGTGAGTGTTATTTTTACAACCTTGGCTAATGGAGCAACCTCCGCCCAAGCAAATTACAACACAATTCAACAAGCGCTACTGCCTCAAACCTCTGGCACTACACCACTTTATTTTAAATTATCTTCTGCTGGTAGTGAGCAATTTGTTAATGCCCGTGTACGCGCTTTAAGAACATCAGTAGATCCTAACTATACTTATGGATACATTACATCTCAGGCAGAATTCTTTTGCCCAGATCCTAATTACTATGACAGTACCTTAAACACCCTATCAATGACCATAGGAAGCGGTCTGGGCCGTGTTTACAACCGTACCTACAACCTTGTTTATTTAACTGGATCAGCCCCTTATACAACCGTTACCAATAGCGGCTGGGCCACTACCTACCCAACTATTACCTTTAATGGGCCAATCATAAATCCCGTATTTGGAAATGTTACACAAGGTAATTATTTATTTTTAAACGGTTCTTTTGCAGATACAGATACCGTAGTTATTGATTTGTATAATAAATTAATTACGCTAAACGGTGACCCTGCTAGAAACTTATTATTAGGAACTTCTACTTGGTTTGATGCTCAACCAGGAGCCAATCAGTTCTTTTTTTACGGAACAGGTACACTATTCCCTACAACAGCCGTGAGTGTTTCATGGTACAACGCGTACATTTAGGAGTGAAATGGCATTAAGAAACCCGCCTAGTTGGTTACAAAATGGTAGCCACACAGCAGAAAATGACCGCTTAACGGCAAATCAAATTGTCTGGGCGCTCACTGGTGTACGCAGAACTAATGATTTAAAAGTTTCACAATCTGGAACTCCTGCCATGAGCGTATCTATTGCAGCAGGTTGGGCAATTATTCTTGGTGACTACACAACAAATATGGGCGCTTATAGTGTTTACAATGATGCGGCAGTAACGGGAACAATTACAACAGCAGATGCTACAAATCCTAGAATTGATCGCGTTTGTTTAACAGTTGCAGATTCAGCCTACACAGGATCAACAAACACAGTAACCGTAAATGTTGTAGCGGGAACTCCA